TCACGCTTCGGTGGCCCCGGCGGGCGACCGATGGTCTTCCCCGGCAGGTATGGCGGCATGAGCCGAGAGTCTACCGCTTTTTGCCGCCGCTCTTCGGCTTCGGCTTCGGACGCGGTTGGCTCAGGGCGGGGAAGGTGCCAGTGGTTTGCATCGGGGTGGCCTCGCAGCGTTCGCAGGACTCGACGTAGTGGTGAAGCACGCCGAGGATACACCCTTCGGCCTTCCAGGCGCGATGGCACCGCCGACACTCGACCCAGGTGTCGTAATCGGCAGCACCGTGCGCGGCGCGGATGTCGTCAGCCGTGTAGGGGAGGGTCGGGCACGATGATCGGTTGGACGCGCGTCGTGCCCGAAGGGACGCATGACCCACAGTGACTCCCCGGCCCTTGTAGGTCACGCGCCCACACCGTGCGCGACAGCACTGACGCCAGCACGAACGGAGTACCCAAGAGCACCGCCCGCCGCCCGCAGATGCAGACGGCGAGGTAGTGCCCGCACTTCGGACAGCGCAGCATCAGCGCCGCGCGACGCGCTTCCGCAGCTTGCCCGCGAAGCCGACAAGGCCGAGGCCCAGCAGCGTGAGGCTGGCCGGTTCCGGCACGGGCTGCGCCAGCGCCGCATCCGCCACACCCGAGTAGCTCGACGTGAAGGACGCGATGGTCGGGTTCGGGCCGCTGCTGTCAATGTGCAGCGGCAGGTTGATGTTCGCCAGCGACAGCTGGAAGCTCTCGGGGTTGACGAGATCGCCGAGGTCACTGAACAGCACCAGCGGCGGCGACTGCGGGAAGCTGTTGGTCTGCAGCGTGGCCCCGGTCGAGCCGTTGCCGCCGAACTCCAGCCCCGCGCCGAACGTGCCGCTGAGGTAGTTGATCGTGCCCGCCTGATTCGTCAGCGTGAAGCTGCCCGCGTAGCGTTGCGTCACCACCGCGCCCAGCACGAGCGAGGCGTCGTTGGTGCTGGTCGCCGTGAACGTGAACAGCGCGTCGGCGTCGAGCGCGCCCGCGAAGATCTGCGTGATGTTCACGTCGGACGAGGTCGAGAGCGTGGTCGTCCCGTCGCCGTTGTCGGTCGCCGTGAACTGGTTCGGCGTGATGTTCCCGAAGCTCACGATGGTGTCCGCACGGGCGAGGGGAGCGACGACGAGGGCGGCGACGAAGGCGAGCGTGGCGACGAGCAGCTTCATGGGGCGGTTCTCCTTGACGGGGTCAGTCGGGTGACGGCTGAGCTTACTTCTTTTTGGGCTGCGCGACGGCGTCATCTTCGACCGGCACGAGCACCCAGCCGTAGCGCACCGAGTACTTCAGTTCGAAGAGGCGCTCGTCGTCCACCACCGGGTCGGGCGGCAGCACGATAGGCAGCGAGATCGTCGGCGGCGGCGCGGTGTCGGGCAGCGTGTTGTCGGGCGTCACGGGCGGCGGCGTCGGCACCGGGCCGGTGGTCGGGTAGTTCCCGCTGCCGGGCAGACCCTGGTCAGGACGCGGCCCGCCGAGGTGCCCAGGCAACCACGGGTGCCCGCCGCCACCAGGGTGGCCGTAGCCGGGATCGACCGGCGGGCGCACGCCCCAGCCGGGATCGACCCCGCCACCACCGCCGGGTCGCCCGAAGCCGGGATCGACCGGGTGGCGTCCATCATCGAGGAACGTGATCAACGCGAGCTTGCTTTCCATGATTGTGAACTCCTTCACGCTGGGGACCGTCGGGTTACTTCTTGCGCGGCGCGGGCGGGCCACCGCCACTCGTGCGTGCGGTGTGCAGCGCGATGGCGACCGCCTGCTTCTGCGGCTTGCCGTGCGCGATCTCGGTGCGGATGTTGTGGCTGATGACCTTCTGCGACGCGCCGCTCTTGAGGGGCATGACGGGTCGCGAGGATAGCACACGTCAGCGGCGGCGCGGCAACCCACCGAAGCGCGTGCCTGCGCGCACCGCGCGCCGCACGTCGGCCTCGTCGTAGTCGTGCTGCATCTGCTTGCGCGCTTTCGCCTGCTCCTTCTCGTGATCCACCTTCGTCGGCTGCGCCGGGCCATAGGCCAGCACCACGTACTCGATGCAGTTCATCGCGTGGTCGTAGAACCCGTCCTTGCGCGCGCGCCGCGTGTTCGGCGACACGGCGTGCGCGATAGAGCGCTCGTCCCAGACGTAGCCCGCCTCCAGCGCGTCGATGAAGTGCGTGCTGTCGGTGACGCCCTCCAGCGTGTTGATCTTCCAGCGGTCAGGGTCCACGGTGAACGCCGGGCCTTGCCGCGTCAGCCGCTGCATATAGCCCGCGAGGTGCTGGATGCAGCGGTCGCGCGCGTCGGGATGGTTGGCGCCGCCGATGGTGTAGAGCGCCACGCCGTACTCGCGCAGCACGTCTGCCGCGCTGACGCGCGTGCCCTGCGAGTTGTTCTGATCGCCCGCCGGGTCGCCCGTGCTCCACACCTCCATGGGCAGCAGGCGCTCGCCTGCCGCGTTCGGCTCGCCCCCAAACCACATCGTCCGCAGCGCCACCGCCATCGGCGCGAAGTCCTCGATGAACTGGTCGCTGCCCAGGATGCCCCCCAGGACGCGTAGCTCGCCCCAGGGCAGGAGTTGTGCCCACACCACCGCCGGATGGGAGTGCCCGAAGTCCCAGCCCTCCAGCAGCGGCACCGACGGGTTGAGCGACAGCCGCTGACAGTGCAGCCGGGCCTGGAAGACGCCCGCGTAGACAGGCTTGCCGATGATGGGCAGGCCGCGCTTGCCCTCGATGAACCGCCGCCGCAGCGCGTGGCCCTCGGGGTGCGCCGCCTCAAGCTCGGCGATGTAGCGGTCGCCGACGTTGTGCCGGTTGTCGTAGACGGAGGTCCGCAGGTAGAGGTACCCGGCCTTCGTGTTGCGCTCGGGGAAGTCCTGCGCGATCCAGTGCGTGAGGCCCGGCGGGTTCGGCGTCAGCAGCACCTGATGCGGGTAGCCCGGCTGCGACAGCCGCGCGGGCACGTAGGCCCGATACACGTCCTCGGGCACCTCCTCGGGCTGGTCGATGCCGAGGATCGCGAGCGTGAGGCCCGCGAGCTTGCCGTAGCGGCTCGTCTCCTCGGCGCCCTTCAGCGCGCGCAGGTAGACGCGCGACCCTTTGCCGACCACCTCGTCGTACTCCTCGTCGGCGTGCCACTGCAGCTGCAGGCCGTGCGTGCGGCACCAGTCGCGCCACCGAGGCTTCAGCTGCGCGTCGAGCGCATCCTGCGTCCAGCGGCAGAGCGCGCACGCGATGCCGGGGAAGTCCACGCAGTAGGCCGCGACCTTCGCGACCAGCGGCGTCGTCTTGCCCGCCCTGACCGCGCCCTCCAGATCGACGTAGGGCCACGCTTCGGCGTCGGCCTGGAGGAACGCCGACTGCACGGGGTTCCAGTAGTCGCGGACCTCGTGCGCCGTCATCGCCGGTCACTGGGGCGCGTCGTCGCCAGCAGGATCAGCAGCACCGCCACGATAGCCGCGAGTGCCCAGAACCAGTTCGACATCAGTGCCCTATCGTGTCGCGTAGCTCGCGCACCAGGGCGCTCGACGTGGCGCTGTCGCCCTGCTCGCAGAGTCGCACGAGCGCGCGCTTCATCAGCGCGAAGTGCCGCTGCCGCTCGCGCTGCCAGTCGGCCAGCACCTCGCCCATCACGCACTGCTGCGCGCTGTCTACCATCCGCGCAAGCTCGGCGCGCGTCACCGTCACGAAGTGCGCGCCCGCCTCCTCACGCGTGAGATCGCCGTCGTGCTCGCTGAAGCCGGTGCCGTCAGGGCTGCTCATCGCCTGTCTCCAGCTGCGGCGCGCGCGTGGTGCCCACCAGCTTGGGCCGCGCCTGGGTCACGAACGCATACTCCTCGCTGGTCGCGAACACGTTCACAATCGTCACGGGGCGCACGTCGGGCGTCTGGTCATCGACGCTCGGCACGCGCCCAAAGCGGCGCTGCTCCAGGGTCTGCAGCGCAGCGTGGCGGTCCCGCGCGCGCATCCGCAGCGGCGCACCGAAGGTCTTCTCGATCTGCTCGGGGGTGCCCACCGCCAGGGCGGCGAGTGCCTCAAGGATGGCGGCGCCGTGCGGCTTGCCGGTGGCGGTGTCGATGATCTCAGCGGTTGGGGAGCGCGCCGCCTCGCGGAGGTTTCGGACGACCGGCCCGCCTCGGGCGGTCCTTGTCGGGCGGTTGCGGATCACGCGGCTTCCGCCGCCCAGGGGTGGGTGTCCGTTCCTCGGAGGCATGAGTCACCTTCGGCTTGCCGATGAGCGCGACGTAGAACGTCCGCAGGCGCAACCGTTGTAGCACGGCGGTGAGGTCGGCGACGCTCTGCGGGGCCACTTCGATGCGAAGCACGGCGTCGCCCTCGGCGCTGATCGCGAGCGCGTTGCCGAGCGCGGGGATGGACGCGAGCGCGCAGAACACAAGCTCGCCGTCAGGCGTCGTCATTGTCATCGAACAGGTTGCGCGCAGGCAGCGGCTGCGCGGCGGGCACGGCTTTGCCCTCGGCCCAGGCACGCACGCGGTTCATGTCCGCACTCGCCGGGGTGCCACGCGAGCAGCTACGACGATGCGGGCAGGTTCCCGAGTAGTAGAACGGCGGCAGGTAGTGCGTGCGCCGGTCGAACGCGGCGTCCTTCGCGCGCTCGCGAATCGGGTGGACGCCGAACCACCCGCACGTCGGGCAGTGCGTCTCGATGGCGAGCGCTTCGGCCTTCAGCGCGGGCGGTAGCTCGGTGAAGTCCACACCGCGCGACTCTGTCCGCAGTGGTCGCTTCACGTAGCCGTGCAGCCGCTCACTCAACGGGTGGTTGAGGAAGTGCTGCATCAGACGCCGCACATCCCTTCGCACTCGTTGTTGAACAGGTTCGGCTGGCCGCGCTCCTCCGCGCTCGACAGGTCCACCTCCGCGAGCGGCACCAGCGAGCGATGCACGAACATCTGCCCCTGCAACGGCGTCTTCCTGGCCGCGTCGCGCAGCCCCGTGCGGATCGCTTCATCGACGCGCACGGCTTCAGCCCAGCCCTCGGGATCGTTGTCCTTGAGATCGCGGAACTGCCGGTCGCTGCGATAGGGGCAGAACGTGCAAGCGCTCTTCGGCGGCAGCGGATACCCGCGTGCCTCCAGCCAGTCGAGACACGCCACGCGCGTGAACCCCAGGTCGATCAGCGGGTAGAGGTTCGCGATGGTCATGGGGAACCGGCTGTCGCGCATCCGCGAGATCTCGTCCATCGAGATGCCCATCCACATCTCGACGGCGCGGCGCTGCGGCCACCGGCTGCGCGGGCCGATGCCGAGCAGCGTGCGAAGGTGGCGGTAGATGGGGTCCACCTTGTAGTCGCCTGTGCATTGCCGCTTCACCATGCCCTTGTTGCCGGTGCGATCGTCGCGGATGTAGAACGGGGCACGCGCGAAGCTGCCGCGCGTGGGCCGCGTCGCGCTGTCAGGCGACGCAGCGGCGAAGATCTCCTCGCCCAGGCTGAGGCCCGGGGCTTTCACGATGTCCACGGGGAACGGCAAGCGCCCCGCCTCCATCAGCCACGCGAGGTGCGCGTAGACGTGGTGCGGTTCGCTGCCGGTGTCGGCGAAGATGGCGCGGTCGAGCGGGGGCAGGTCG